GAAGAACGGTGGGAAGTAAGGTGGGAAGAACGGTGGGAAGAACGGGAATGATGGTGGGAAGAACGGTGGGAAGTAAGGTGGGAAGAACGGTGGGAAGAACGGGAATGATGGTGGGAAGAACGGTGGAAAGAACGGCGGGAAGAATGGAGAAACCGTAGTAACTGAAGAAGAACTTGCAGAGTATGCTCCATCTCCATTACCATTAATTGCTAAAACCTGATATGTCTGGCTTGTTCCACCAGTTTCTGAAATTGTAGTTGATGTTACATTGCCTACTGTATAAACTGGTCCGTCTGAAGACTTTACCTTGTATCCAGTTATAGTTTTTCCACCATTATTTGATGGGGCAGTCCATGAGACTGTGTCTTGATTTGCTACTGTTGAAGTAGCAGAAATTCCTGTTGGAAGTCCTGGTACAGTTGTAATTAGTGTTGATGCTGAAGCAGCGCTAGATAAAGATGTTCCAGCATTGTTTGTAGCAGTTACTGTAAATGTATAATTTGTGTTTGATGTAAGTCCAGCAATTGTTATTGGAGAAGAAGCACCTGTTGCTGTTTTACCATCACTAGCAGTTACTGTATAAGATGTTGCTGCAGGAGAATCTGCTGGCAAAGAAAATGAAACAACTGCTGCACCATCATTAAATGATCTACTTGTACCTACATCTGATGCAGATACTCCAGTTGGTGCTTTAGGTTCTAAAAAGTCATTTGCTGCCTGAGATTTTCTTCCAGATTTCTTTGTTGCCATTATCTTCTCCTTTTATATGACTATTTATTATAGGCATATGATGTGTTAATTATAACACTATTTTTAATTAATATTAATTAACAAATTATACATTGTCCTCCGCTCATCACACCTCCGCATGGCAAGCAACATGCTACGCTACATCCTTGCCAAGAACAGTCACAAGATGCAGCAACTGGAGCAGGTGTAGGGGCTGGTACTGGTAAAGGAGCAATTGGCGCAGGGACTGGTGTTGGTACTGGTGTAGGGGCTGGTACTGGTAAAGGTGCAACTGGCGCAGGGACTGGTGTTGGTACTGGTGCAGGTGTTGGTACTGGTGTAGGTGCTACAGGTGTAGGTGCTACATAGACTGGCGAAGGTGCCACTGGCGCAGGTGCGGGTGTTGGTGTTGGTGTTGGTGCAACTGGAGACGGTGCTACAGGTGCTGGTGCAACTGGAGACGGTGCTACAGGTGCTGGTGTTGGTGCAGGTGTTGGTGCAGGTGGGAATGATGGTGGTGTTACTGGTGATGGTACAGGGGAAGGTGCAACTGGTGAAGGTGCAACTGGGCTAGGCGCTACAGGAGCGGGTGCGGGTGAAGGACTACCTATTCAGGCAGATAGATCGCCGTAAACAACCCAAGTGTTTGATGCTCTCTTGAATAATGTAGCACCAGACCATTGTGTTCTTAACTTAAGTCCAGGAGTTGCATTAACAGTTACTCCAGATGCACCTGCAATTGTAACTTGTCCAGTTCCAACCTGAAGAATATCTAGGGAAGTTCCTACTGGGAACGCCACAGATGCGTCTGTTGGAATTGTTACTGTTGTTGCAGAAGAAGAGTTAACTTCAATTAATGAATCTCTTTCTGTTAGTGCACTTAATGTATAACTTACTGTTTTTGACACAATTGGAGTTCTTGATGGAACGCCTTCTTTTGTTTGTGTTCCATCTGTAAATACTATTCCAGACGATGAGACTGTTACTGTACCAGTAGCAGTTAAATTGTTTGCTGTTACTGTACCAGTAAATGTTGGGTCTGCCTTTGGTGCCTTAAGACCTAGATCAGTTGTAAGACCTGAAATCTTAGACTGGGCAATTGCTGCTGTTGCATTAATGTCTGCGTCAACAATTGCTCCATCTGCAATTTTAGCAGATGTAACTGCTCCATCGTCTATCTTTGCAGTTGTAATTGCTAGATTATTTACCTTAGCAGTAGTAACTGCAGAGTCGTTAATCTTATCAGTTGTAACTGCAGAATCAGCAATTTTTCCAGTTGTTACTGATAATGCATCTAACTTAGCAGTTGTAATTGCTAAATCATTTACTTTACCAGTTGTAACTGCAGAATCATTAATCTTTCCAGTTGTAACTGCTAAATTATTAATTTTATCAGTTGTAACTGAGCCATTTGCAATTTTATCTTCTGTAACTGCTCCGCCATTAATCTTTCCAGTTGTAACTGCGGAATCGTTAATCTTGCCTGTAGTAACTGCTGAGTCTAATATCTTTGAAGTTGTAACTGCATCATTTGCAATAACTGCTTCTGAAACTGTAGAGTTAGGCAATGTTACGGTACCAGTAAATGTTGGATTTGCCAAAGGAGCAATAACTGATCCATCTACGGCAAGTTCTCCTGGAACAGTCTCTTCTAAGCCATATCCTGGTTCGATTGTAACTGTAGAATTGAACGGAACATAATTTACATTTGATGTTCCAACTTCAATTGGTCCAGGTGATGATAATACAAAACCAAATCCCTTGTTATAAGTTCCATTCAAAACAAAAACAAAGTCTCCAGTATCTAATTCTCCTTCTGGATTTCCATCTGCATCTTCTGCTCTTGTCCATGAGCCTGATGCTACTACATAAATACCGTTATCTGGTAGTGATGCTTGATTCTTTACAAGAACACGATCACCAACTGATAAAGAAACTCCATCGATTGTTTGTGTTCCGCTAAGGGTAATTGCTGCTGTTGTTGCTGCAACAACTGGTTGGTGGAAGTTAATTCCAGAAGCAACCTGATCTACGTATCTCTTGCTTGCAGCATGTCCGTTTAAAACTGGTGTTTGTGGAACAGTTACATAACCAGTAAATACTGCTCCGTCAGTTCTTGCCAATAGAGATGTATCAGAGATTCCATGAACATCTGTTGTGTCTGAATTATGTGAAGATAATGCAGATGCTGCTGCATTTGTCGCTGCTGTTTCTGCATCTGATGCCTTACCGTCAGCATATATCTTTGTAGCCAATGCTGCTGTGTCTGCAATACCGTGAACATCCAGGGTATCTGCTTCGTGATCTGCAATTGCATCAGTTGTGTATGATTCAAGATTTGATTCAAGTGTAGACAAATCAGAATGTACTGCTAAATCTGCTGTATTTGTAATTCCATGAATATTTTCTGTTTCTAGGTGGTGATCAGAAATAGCATCAGTTACATATGTTTGTGTTGCAAGATCTGCCGTATTATTAATTCCGTGTACGCTTGTTGTTGAGTTTGTATGTGCATCTAAGTCAGCATCATAAACTAAATCTGCTGTATCAGAAATACCGTGAACATTTGTTGTATCTGAATTATGAGTTGAAACTGCAGTATCTGCATAAGACTTTGTTGCTAAATCTGCAGTATTTGTAATTCCGTGAACATTTGTTGAGTCAGTTTCATGTGTGGAGAGAGTAGACTGAACTGCACTAACATCACTTGCTACTGTAGCAAAAAATGCTGGATCGTCTCCAATTGCTGCAGCAAGTTCATTTAAGGTATCTAATAATCCTGGAGCGCCGTCAACAAGTGTGGCTCCATCAACGAAGTAGTTTAGGTCTGACCAGTGATCAACACCATTACCTATCTTAAACTTGATTGTATCGGACTCAAAGCCGATTTCGCCTGCTGCTAAAATTGGATCTGCAGAAGTCCATTGTGCTGCTGTTCCTCTGCGCTGTTGCATTCTTGTTGCCATGTTTTTTCTCTCCTTATGGTATTTCTACCGTTTTATAAATGTATTATAACATCAATTTTTAATTGAAATTATCTGTAGCAACTCCACCATCCCAAGTTTCTGACCAACTTGAGGTGTTGTATGAGCCACCTTCTATAACTACACCTGGATCACTGTATGTACCGCCAGAAACGAACATGGTAACAATTAAACCATTTCCGTCAATAGATGTATCGTGTATGTGATCTTGAAGTGTTTCAGCATCTTCAAGGGTAGCAATAGCCAACCAGGAAGAATTATAATATACATGTACTCTTTCTGTTAATGTATCAAACCATAAATCTCCGTTTTCTGGTGATACAGGAGCGGTAGATCCGACAGACATACTTCCAGCCAATGCGTCAACATAAGCCTTTGTAGCAGCATGTTCGTTAAGTGTAGGTTCTCCTACGACTACAGATCCTCCAAAACTACCGCCGTTAGCGACGACTAGTCCATTCTTGACCTTAAAATCTTTATCTACTGTTGCCAAGATCTACCACTCCCTCTTTTATTTATTTATTATGCTAAAAGTGTTCCTACAACAAGAACATCTGAGTTATTGTTGTTGGTTGCAACACGAAGACGAACATTTGATGCATCGATATCTGCAGAAACAGATCCTAATGAACCATTTGTTCCAACCATTGCATATTCTGTAATTGCTACATTGTTTGATGAGTCAAGTGTTAAGATAACCTTTGAAACATCTGTATGTGAACCATTAGCAATCTTCACAAGGAATTCTGCAGAACGGTATGAAGCGTGTGCCCATGCGTATGCAGTATGTGTGCTTGCTGTTGGTACATTATGTGATGCTGCTACCTGCTTTGCAACAGAAGCAATGTCTACTGCTGGGAAGTCAGGTGTGACTGCCTCAAGAGCAGATACTGCACGAGCATCTGTAAAGTAAAGGTTTGTTGTACCTTCTTCAAGGTCATCTGTATCAGAATCTGCAACACCGTTTTCTGCGGTAATTGTAAGACCATTCTCATCACCTGTGATAATAATATTAGTCTTTGTTGCACCTGTGATAAGTGCTGCTGCATCTGTCTTAGCACGAGAGGTTGTGTAGTATTGGTTTGTACCCTCTTCAATGTCAGATGTTGTAAGAGCATTGATTGCATTATTAATTGCATTATTGCGGTCAGTTACTTCGTCAGCAACTAAGTTATCTGCGTGATCCTTTGCATTATTTTCTGCAGTTAAGGCTACACCATTAGCGTATCCTTCGTATGCGGATGTAATTGCAATTTCACGAGCATCTGTATGTGCAATTGCTGCATCTTCTGCATCTTGTGCAACACCTTCTGCATATAACTTTGTAGCAGTAACATTTGTATCAATTTCAAATGTTGAACCGTCAAGAGTTAAACCATTACCAGCAAGGTATGTACCTTGACCTGAGAACTGTGTCCAATCCTGACCTGAGAATGCTGTTAAGTAGTGGTCAGCCTGTACCCATGCTGTTGAAGCATAGTTATCGCCTTCCATTACGAATACTGCTGCGCCAACTAATTCAGAATAAGCATCTGCATCTGCTGGGCGAGAAAGTGTGTATGAACCACCAGTTATAGACATTTCGTAGATACCGTTTTCGGAATCTGTTGACTGTCCCTTCAAAAGAACACGGTATCCATCAGATACTGTGTGGTTATCAATTGATAGTGGTGTAGAACCAGATAAAGCAATATTTGATGTTGCAAGAACATTTACTGCTTGCTTCCAGTTAAGACCAGAAGATAGTCCGTCTGCATATGCCTTAGCATTATTTTCTGCTGTTGTGGCTGCTGCATCGGCGTAACTGTTTGAACGAGTTACTTCTGCAGCAATCTCATCATCTGTATAATCTTTTGCGTTTTGTTCTGCTGCATTTGCTTTTGTTGTAGCATCTGATGCTGCGTCTGCAATTGCATCATTCTTAGCAAGAAGAATTGCTGCATCACGAGCAGCAACTTCGTCAGAGATTTCTCCGTCTGTGTATTGCTGTGCTGCAAGAATTGCGTCTGCTTCTGCATCTGCTGCTGAACCAATTGTGTCCCACAAACCAGTGTTTGCAGTTACTGCTCTTGCATCTGTAAAGTATTTATTTGATGCACCTTCTGAAAGGTCATCTGTGTCATGGTTTGAAATATCTGATACTTGACCAGTTACATCACCAGTAAGATCTGCTGTTATTGTTCCTGCAGCAAAGTTACCTGAACCATCACGCTTTACAACTGCGTCTGGTGTATTTGTTGAGGTGGCTGTTCCACCAATAAGACCAATAATATAGTTTTGGTCGTCTACTTTCTTTGTAAGAATATCTTGACCGTCGATGGTACCTGTTGTGCCTTCAACAATAAGACCATTCTTTACCTTAAAGTCTTTTGTTACTGTTGCCATTTTTTATCTCCTTATTTATGCCTTAAGTCCAATTCGTGCATAACGAACTGTGACTGGCTTAATTGCAGGGTCTGGAGTAACAGTTAATGAAACTGTATTTCCTACCCTAGAGACGCTAATGGTGCCAATATTCCCATCATTGTCTATCGTGCCATACTCAGAGACATTTACATTTGTACCGTCTACCAAGATGGTCAACTCTGTTGCATAAAATTTATTATCTCCTGCTGTTGTCTTAGCAATGGAAACAATATACTTAACCATTCGCCACTCTGTGGCATCAAAATTATCAATCACTGTGGCATTCTCAATACCAGTAATTGTATTTTCATTATTACCCATTGTTCCGAGATCTGTGGAACGGGCTGAGGTTGAATCAATTAAATCTTCATAATCCTGTTGTGAAGGACGATCACCAGTTTGAAACTTGGTTTTTAGTGTTGGGACTGAGATTTTTGCCATGACCTTATTATAACTCCTTTTTTATATTTTTAAAGAATCCAGTTACTAAAGCCAATAACCTGTAGTGGAATTGGTGGGGGATTAGAAGCACTGTATCCTTCAATTTGTATAGATTTAAATCTTACCCTAAATGGTAAGTCATGCTTTATTGTTACTGTTGGAGCAATTAAGTTTATTTGTTTTACAGAGTAGTCAATTGGTTTTATATATTTTGTTTTATGTTGCAGGTTTGATAGTGTTGCTCTTGCCATTAATCTGTTACATCTTCAAGAATCTTCATGCTACCCTGAGCAACTGTCCATACTCTTGTAGCATCTGATAACTGAATATCAAAGATGTCTCCAGTTTGTAAAATAAAAGATTCTGAAGAAGTTAACCAAACTGTAAATTCTCCTACAAGATCATCTGCATCTGCTGCTGGATATAAATCCATAATTAGCGTGGCATCATCTGTGATAATTCCAAGATCTGCTGTATTGTTTGGACGCTTAATTTTCATATTAATATTCCAATCTGGAATAATTAATGGGTCCCCTGCATCATCTACTACATAAACCTTAAAACCAGATGTGTCTCCACGAACTACAGTCCAAATAACTGTTGGTGGTTTTTCACCTATATCATACGAAGAAGCGGATCCACGATAAGTTGCCATATGTTGATTATATCATATTAAGACAATCCGTCTTTTAATGCTCCCCATGTTCCATTACCTTTTGCCTGAACTACAATAACCCCATTACTTCCAGAGTGTGCCACTACTCCTACTGCTATTGCATTTCCTGTTACTGGTCTCGTTCCAGTAATCCATCCACTTGAACTAACATAAATAGCAGATCCATTTTCAAAAGTACCGTCTGATAAATTAATGTTTTCCATAACACCAGCAACTACCGCTATTCCATCTTCTCCAGCATCGATGTCTGTTTTAATTAATCCAAGTATTGGTGACTCTGTATCTGTGGTTGCTATCTCTACATAAACTTTTGGATTTCCATTAACTGTAATTGAGCCAGTGCCTATTACTGGGGTTCCTGCAACTAAACTTGACGCTGTATTATTTCTAACTGCTATCTGAAATTGTGATAATCCTAATGGTGGCAAAACAACTAAAAGTCTTTCAACTAAAGATTCAATATCTCCATGAACATCTACTGGATCTGTTGATAGCGGGTATGGGAGATTAAAAATACCGTCATTTGTATTATTTATTGTTGCCATGATACTATTATTATACCATTTTTATAAAGTTGACAAACAAAAATAACATATGTTATACTTGGAAGTAATATAGCACCCCAAAAGGGTGTTATTCGTTTCTAAGGAGGAAACTATGATTAACTTTATGAATAATAATAGGAACATCATTGGCACACTCAGCATATTGGCTATTTTTGGGGTTTACTCAAATGTCGCTAATGCTTCTGAAAACCGATTAAACGATAGTAATATCGTGCTTGAAGAAACAATAGAGGCCACGAAAGTGGCCAAAAGTGTTTCTGAGGCTAAAGAAGATCAGTTAGAAAAATACAAAAATGCTGTAAATCTATCTGACAAAGATCTTAAAAATCTACTACGTTTAGTAGGTTTTAAGGGTCAAAAACTAAGAGAGGCTTGGGCTATTGCTAAAAAAGAATCTGGCGGTAGACCGATGGCGCTGAATCTTAGTAAAAGAACTGGAGATAGTTCTTATGGCTTATTTCAAATAAATATGATTGGTGACCTTGGTCCTGACCGTAGAGATAAGTTTAAATTAGAGTCAAACTATGAGTTATTTAATCCAGTATTAAATGCCCAAGTAGCATTTCACATGTCAAATGGCGGTGAAAACTGGATTGCCTGGAAAGGCATTACTCCAAGGACTAAGCATTTAATGCGGGGCTTCCCAGAATAAATTGCCTGCTGGATCCAGGCCTCCTATTTTATTTTTAAAATGGTTGTGCCTGGAATCCAGACCATTTTTTTCTGGCATACCGATTACATGGTTTGTAGATAGCATACCCGCAGACTGACTAAATGCAGAGTTTCCAACTACAAGGACTTTTGCAGTTAACATAAAAATAAAAGAATCGTAAGTATCTAAGTCATTTTTTATTTTTAAATTTGGAAAAACATTTTTAAGTAAATCAAAATCTATACTGGTGTGTGGATAGGAACCAGAAGAATCTTTATATAAGTGTGGCTGATGCCACATTTTTTCTTGCTTTATTCCTTTTGGAACAAAATTTTTATTTGTAGAATCAGTACAAATAAACACATCTGGATTTTCTAATTGACATCTATTAACAATTCTTTCTATTTGCCTCAAAACATTTTCATAAAAATGATCTGGTGTATATCTTGGATTTTCAGGTATTGCATTTCCTCTTCTAATATGTATTACTATCGAATTATGCACAATATCAGAAAATTTATTAAATGCGGTGGCTTCTTTTATAAATTCTTTATCATTGTTATTTTTTGCAAAACCTGGAGGCTCTGTTCCTAATCCTATATCTGGACATAATACTTTATATGGTATATTGTCAAAATCTATATTTTTCCATGGATTGTAAAGAAGGTTGTTAAATTTATTCATTAACTCAAAATATTTAGGATCTGACTCTCCATCTATACCGTCTGACTCATGAATTAAAAACCATTCAATTGGGGTGTCTTGAAATAACTTTCCATAATGTTTTGCATATGACATTGCATAAATTTTTTTCCACAGCATAGCACCAAGCCCGTCTGTTGTTTTAAATTCTTTAACTATTTCTGTCATAGCCAATTTCTTTTTGTTAATTCTTGATAATAAAAGTCTGCCCAGTGTAATTGTCTGTGTAGTCCAGGATGTGGTCTGTGAGATCCTGGTCCTTTAATTCTTCCATAATCGTATGGTATTGCGTGATAATCATATCCATAATCAAATATATCTTTATAGTTTTCATAATAATCTTTATGGCAGCCGTGATGTTCCCAATTAATCATTTTGTAGTGAGGCAGTAAATTTTCTATTTTAACGCCATTAATGGTAAACTCAAAATCTTTTGGAAAATCTGCTCTAGTAATATCTTTAACATAATTCTTAAATTCTGTTGATAAAAATAATTCATTGTTTTCAGATAAAGCATTTGACCATGTGCTCCAAATTAAATTAATATTATTAGTTTTACAAAAGACTTCAAGCATTTTTATGTGCTCTAAATTTTGATAATATACCCATTCGTATGGTAGTATTTCTTCATAATTCCACGGTGCTGATGCTTTTGTAACTTTTGGAGAATAATTTATATACCAATCTTGCATAGACTCACCGCTTGGTGTAACAAAATAAAATCTTTCAAAATTAGCAAAATTACAAATAACTGTTTTTGGAACATAGTCATATTTATTAATTAATCCAAAAAAACTAGAAACTAGTTTGTTGATCGCTGCTCCGCTATATGAAATATTTCCTATAGGTTTATTTATTTTTTTAGATAATAGATCTGTCCATCTTAGGTTAACTGGAAGTCCTTGTCCTAATGTTAAGGAACAACCTAACGCTATAATTTCTGGCTTTGTAGCAAAATCAATAGATCTCAAACCATCACTATTCCATGTGTAATTATATTCTGGTCTAGGTACTTCAGCATGTGCAGCAATAAAATCTGTTTTTGAGTTTATTGGACCTGCTGGAATTAATCCTGAATTATAGAGTGTTTCAAACATAAATATTAGTATATCAGATTAGACTTTTTAATTTTTCTATACTTTTTCCACATTCTATATTTAAGTATAAGTCTTTTTATAAATTTAATTTGGATTCTGGCCATTCTCTCCACCACATCTTTCTTCCTAAGTCAAGTTTATAATTATTCCATGAGTAAGGCTTTCCTTCTGCCTTTTCTGGATTATCAAAAAAATCCCAAGTTTCTATTCCTTTTTGATTTCTTATTCTATGAATATATGCAGTATATGTGCTTCCAGAAGTTCCTACAAAATTAATTGAGTCATGTAGTATTAGATTACAGATTAATCCAAAAACAACCTCATCCTGAAATGGCAACGCCATAAAATCTTCTCTAAAGTTATTTACAATATATTCGTCTAGCAAAATAAACCTATGCTTATTATCTTGAACCATTTTATGATTTGGTTCACATGTTGAAACGACTATTGGAATATTATTTTCTTCAAATTTATTTAACCATGACTCAAACATGTCTTGTGTGGTGTCAAACATCTTTATGTGATCAGATAATCTTAGGTGCATGCCCTGAAAAGATCCTAAAGAATTAGAAATTTTATTTGCCAAAGAAACATAACAATTTTTAAATTTTATAGAAGATAAAGTATTATCTAATTCTGAACTTCTATTATAAAAAAATCTTGAGTACCAACCAAGAGTTCTCTTTAGATGAACATTTTTATCTAGAGGTATCCTTTGTCTATTTTCAGCAAATAATAACTCATCATCAGAAATATTACTTTCTTTACTATAATAATAGTTTGATGTAACATCTTCCGCCAAAAACTCTTGTTGTTTAAAAAAATCTATCTTTTGATCTATAAAAATTAAATCTTTATTAAAATCAACCAAGTCTAATAAATGTGGGAATTGGTTTGGATTTGTAAAACTTTCTCTTTGAGCATTATGCCATCTACTAGGTGTATAAATTGGAACTGGTCTAAAATCATACAGGTTATCTCCATTATTACTAACATAATGAACAATTAAATCTTTATTAGTTTCATGTGCAAGACCTACAGCAAGTTCTAAACTCATTACCTGATTTATCATTCCTGTTGGATTATATAATTGAAAAAATATCTTACCCGACATTATCTATCTGGCCTTTAATCCAATCATAAGTTTGCTTTAATCCGTATTCTAAATCTTCACTTGGTCTATAGCCCAAAATACTTTTTATAAGTTCGTTATGAGATGTTCTTGCGTGTACTCCCAATGGACCATCTACATATCTTTTTGTTAATTTTTTATCTGCTATTGTAGAAACTATATCTACCAACTCATTGATTGAAACATTTCTCTCAGATCCTATATTAATTGGCTGAAAATATTTATCTTCTCTATAAAAATCTATAGTTGCCTTTACCGCCTCATCTATATATAAAAATGATCTGTGTTGTTCTCCATTACCCCAAATTTCTATTTCGTCTATTGCTTTTGCTACCTTGCGACAAATTGCTGCTGGGGCCTTCTCTTTGCCTCCATCCCAAGTTCCATATGGTCCGTATACATTATGGTAACGAGCAATTTTATTTTTCATTCCGTAATTACGATTGTATGCTAAGTAAAGTCTTTCACTAAAAAGTTTTTCCCAGCCATACTCTGTATCTGGTGCTGCTGGATATACAGAATCTTCCTTGGTATTTATAGACCCTGGATCCATCTGATTGTATTCTGGATATACACAAGCGGTAGATGAAAAGAATACTGATTTAATTCCTACCTTTTCTGCTTGCTTTAAAACATTTACATTTATTAAAATTGAATTTCCCATAACCTCTGCATCGTTATCTCCAGAGTTTATGTATCCTGCACCACCCATATCTGCTGCTAATTGGTAAAC